CGGCACGGATCAACACGGCGTATAAGCCAGCCGGATCGGTGTTTCACTCTTACCGGATCATGCAGAGCGCCATGCTGCGCGGCGATTTCGTCGTCCATCCACGGTGCAAGCGACTGATCGAGGATCTCGGCAAGTTCGACGGGCGCGAAGCGTCGAACCACAAGCACACGCTCGACGCGCTAAGGTACGGCTGCGAGCTGATCACGAGGCGCGCCTATGCGCCCCAGCGGCTCCGACTCGGATAAGGGGGCGCCATGCACTACTCCACGACTTCGACGCCAGCGCCTCCCGCCCCGGGCAACCCCGACGAGGCCCGCCGCGTCGAACACCAGCGCCACCGCTACGCGATGATGGAGGGCCGGTGGCTTCCGCTGCTGGAGGCCCGCCTCGAGCAGCAGATCGGATCTGTGCGCCGTGCAGCGTGGGGCATTGGTGACATTACTCAGTGCATGATGCGGACGACGAGCATCGAGCTTGCCACGCTCTACGACGCTGAGCCCGACGTGCGTCACTCGCAGATCGCGCCGAGCCCGAACCTTGACCGTCTGATCGGATCCTCCGGGTCGATCGCACGCTCGGGCCTGTGGTCGCAGATGACGCGCTTCCAGGCGCTGACCATCGCCCTCCGAGAGATGTGGCTTCGCGTCGAAGTCGTGGACGGGCGCCTCGTCTACCGTCCTGTCCCGCCACACATGACGTTTGCCGAGGCCGACGCGTCGAAGCCCACGGTGCCCGTCGTGTTCGGTGAGCTGCGCCTCCGCTGGATCGCGGACAAGCACGTCTGGACGTTCGATGTGTGGGACATCCGCGATCCCGAGTTCCCTACCTACCGGGTCGTTGAGGCGCTCGACGGGTGGAAGTTCGGGCGCGACTTGACCGTGGACCTCCACGGCGCGACGTACGACGGCGCCGACTATCCGGCTGCGTGGCGCCGGCAGAACGGCATGCCGGTCATCCCCGCGCAGCTTTACCATGCGTCCACGTACGGCGATCGGCTGTTCGATCCCTTCGCCAACATCGAGCTCTACGAGGCCACCCTGAACCTCGGGGTGCTTTACAGCTACCTCAACCATGCCATCCGAGACGCGAGCCACCCGCAGCGGTACGCGGTCGGCGTCCGAGTGGCGGGCATGGATGCGGTGGACCTCGGCTCTCGCGCGAGCCGATCGGAGGTCACGACCGATCCCGCGACGATCCTTATGTTCGACCCGATCGGCGAAACAACTCAGCCGATGCTTGGACAGTTCCTCGCCGGATCGGACGTTTCCAAGCTCGAAGAAGTGATCTCAGCGATCGCCCACCGCGCCGCTACGGACGCCGGCCTCGCGCCATCGGAGCTCCAGCGCACGTCGGGCTCTGCCCGCTCCGGGTACGCGATCAGTCTCTCGCAGGAGGGCAAGCGGATCGCGCAGAGGCGCTATGTACTTCAGATGCGCGCATCTGACGAGGCGCTCATCGGACTCTCCGCGATCCTCTTCAACCGATGGGCTGAGGCGAACAGCGAGCCCACCAACTACCCGGAGGGCGGGTACGCAGTGTTGTATCGCGAGGTCCCACTGAGCCCCGATGAGATGCGCGCGAGGCGAGAGCATATTTTGGCGATGCGCTCGGCGGGGCTGATGTCTGACGTGGACGCGCTGCGCTTCTTCGGCTCGCTGAGTGAGCAGGATGCGGTCGCGCAGCTCGCGCAGATCCGCGCCATGCGCGGAGAGGCGGCGCCTCCCGCGGAAGAAGGAACAGAGACGCCGGAAGCGCCGCCCGCAGCCGACGTATCGCGCGAGCATACCGAGGCGATGTCCGAGGCGGTCGATGAGCTCCGCGCCTCCGAGGAGGCGCTCGACGGCGTCCTCGCCGGCTCGCTGTCTGACGACCAGCGCGACATCCTGCGCGCGGTGCTGGAGTCTCTGCGCGAGGCTCGCGGCTACCTCACGGGCGAGGAGGTCGAGGCAGAGACCGAGCTCCCCGGCGAGGTCGAGAGCGAAGCGAGCGAGACGGAAGACGAGGCGCCGGCTACGGACGCAGCGCCCTCCGAGAGCGTGGCGGCGGCGGCGACCGCAGCCGGACAGCCGGCCTCGGCGGTCGCGCTCAACGGCGCGCAGGTACAGGCTGCGCAGGGCATCATTCAGTCTGTCGCTCGCGGCGAGCTTCCGCGCGAGACGGGCGTGCAGATGCTCGTGCAGTTCTTCTCGATCGCGCCGGATCAGGCGGAAACGCTCATGGGTCCGGTGGGCCGCTCGTTCACGCTCGCGCCATCGGAGGGCTGAGTGCCGTTCGTCAGCGAGGCCCAGCGCGAGTACCTGCGCCGCAACGAGCCAGCGGTCTACCGCGAGTTCAAGCGGGCAGAGGAGCGCGGCGAACTCGACCTAAAGCCGCCGGCTACGGTGGCTGCGGCTGCTCGACGTGGGCTGGAGCTCCGCGCCGAGTACGGACGTGGCGGGACGGCTGTCGGTGTCGCCAGGGCGCGCGATCTCGGCAACAGGCGCACGCTCACGATCGAGACCGTGAAGCGCATGAACAACTACTTCACGCGTCACGAGATCGACCTCGAGGCGCCAGCCGCGAAGCGTGGAAACCTCGGCTACCCGAGCGCCGGCTACATCGCGTGGCTCCTATGGGGCGGCGATGCTGGGCGGACGTGGGCACGGAAGATCGTCAGACAGCAGGCGCGGATTGAAGCCGCGCTTCAACGCAAGAAGGAGGAAGCATGAGCGCAGAAGAAGGGACTACGACCACGGACGACGGCGGGGCGAACGCCCGCATCCGGCAGCTTGTCGCGCGCGTGAAGGAACTCGAAGCGCGCGTGGGCGAGCTCCAGCCGCTCGCGGAGAGCGCGGAGAAGTACCGCACGCAGCTCGACGAACAGAAGGCGATGAGCAAGGCCGAGCGCGAGGCGCTGCGCCTCGAGCGTGAGATCATGTCCGCTGGCGTCATGGACGCCGAGGGACTCGAATACGTGCAGCACGCGTACTCCAAGCTGCCCTCCGAGGGCCGTCCCTCGATCTCGGAGTGGCTCGGGAACAAGGACGCACTGCCGAAGGCAGTACGCGCGTACCTGTCGGACACCGCCGCGCCGACTGCTACGACGACTACGACGGCAGCGCCGACGCCGGCGCCCGCGCCCTCGACGGCACGCGCTGCGGTGGCAGCGGCGCCGGACGCTCCTCAGAGCTGGACGCCCGAGGCGATCGCACGGCTGTCGCCGGCTGAGTTCAAGGCCAACCGCGAGGCGATCTTCGCGGCTCTGCGCGCGGGTTGACACGCGAGCGGGAGTATGTGTAGGCTGGCTGTGCGAGGCACTACCTCGCACGCGCTCGGGCACGAACTCCCGTTACCAGCGATAGGCGCGGTCTAACCTCGATCATTCAAGGGAGGCCGTACCATGGCCAACGAAGTTTATTACAGTGGTCTGTCGGGCAACGCCCGCGTTGCCGCCATCCTCAACCAGGCCGTGCTTATGAAGCTCACCGACACGGCGAGCCTCGTCAATCACCCGGCGATCGTGCAGCTACGCGCGATGAACGGCTCCGGCTCCACCGTCGTGCAGGTGCCCGTCGTGTCGTGGGGCGCCGACGCCATGGCGGCGGTCGCTGAGAACGCTTCGGTGTCGAACACCTCGCTCACCTCCACCAACGCGAACGTGACGATCGCTCGTCAGGCGCTCCGCCGCCAGATCAGCGACCTTGCGCAGCTGACCGCGACCGGCATCCCGATGGATGTCACCGTCGATAACCTCGCGTCCGACATGGTGCTGGCCTACAACAAGCGCGTCACGACCATGCTCACCGCGCTGTCCTCCGGGTTCTCCACCTCGGTCGGCTCGACGGGCGTGGACCTCTCCGTCTCCACGTTCTACTCCGCGATCTTCGCCCTCCAGGTGCAGGCCAACGATGGCCAGTTCGTGTTCGTCGGGCACAACCAGCAGATCAACGATCTGATGTCCTCGCTCCGCTCCGAGACCGGCCCCGGCCAGTACCTCTCGGCTACGCAGGACATGGTGACCGCGAAGGGTCCGGGCTTCAAGGGCACGCTGTTTGGCGTGGATATCTTCGGCTCGAACACGGTCCCCACCGCGAACGCTGGCGCCGACTACCTCGGCATGATGTTTACGCGTGGCGCGGTTGGCGTGGCGACCGGCACCTCCGCTCCGGTGATCGGGTCCACTACGACCGTGCCGCAGAGCCCGATTGTTGTCGAGTTCGAGCGTGACGCGTCGAACGGCTCCACGATCATCGTCGGCTCCGCCTTCGTCGGCGTGGCCGAGCTCGATGACCTGCGCGGCGTCGGCGTCCTGTCCGACTTCTAAGTCGGAAACACAAGCGCCCGTCTCGGTGGTTACTCTACCGGGGCGGGCGCTTCTGCGTTCGCACCACGAAGAAGGAGTGATCAATGGCAGCGACTTTCGGCACCAGCGGGACAGGCAACTTCGCCGCGCAGCCCGCCTCTCGACCGCAGGCGATGAAGGAGCTTGTGCGCCTCGAGCCACGTCCGGCATGGTGGTACATCCACCATCCTGCTCGGTGGACGTTCCGCGAGGGGGAGTGGGTGCCATGGCTGTCGGTGCTGGCTGCTGACCCGGGCGTCTCCAACGTGGACAAGGACGGCAGCACGGACGCCGCCGAGGTGGCGAAGCGCCGCCGGGGCTGGACCGTGATCCCTTGGGAGGCCGAGGCGGGCGGGTACTGCGTGGCCTACGAGGGCGTGGCTGGCCTCGTCCACCTGTCGAAGTGGGAGAGCCCCAAGATCGTCGCAGGGCAGACGCGTATCCAAAGCGACGAGGAAGGATACTGGGCCTTCTGCAGGTCGCTGGTGGGGACGTATATCGACCTCCCTGATCCCGACTTCATCGGCGTGCAGATCGAGCGCCAGGAGAAGAAGGTGGACGAGTGGCGCGAGAAGGCGCCCTCCTCGCCGTTCCATCGTGACGCGCTCGCTGTCGAGGAGGCGCTGCTTGAGTCGATGATCTCCGCGAAGGAGCGCCTCTACAACCCGCCCGCTCCGGGTGAGGAGCCGGAGTCCGCGCCTAAGCCGAAGGTGCGTCGAGGCCGCGCGTGAGCGGCGAGCGCCCCGGATACCGCGAGGCGATGGAGCGCATGGCGCGTCAGTTGCGAGACGGCGGCATGCCCGCCGACAAGGCGCGGCAGACGGCGCAGGACGCGGCGAAGCGCCAAGATCAGCGCGAACGCGATAAGGGCCGGTAGGCACGGAGGTCGGGATGTCGCTCGCGGAGACTGTCTACACTGCGCGGTTCCGCTCGACGGAGACCATCGAGCGTGGACGCACGCAGGTGCTGACGTGCCCGACTTCCCGTGCTGGCGCGACGGCTACTCCGACTGCTGGCACGTTCTCGCTGTATCGCCCGGACGGATCGGCGCTGGTGTCTGCACAGGCGGTCACCATCCCGCCGGCCTCGGTGGCGCAGTACACGCTCTCGGGCGCTACGACGAGCGCCGCGGCGCTTGGAGAGGGATGGCTCGTAGAGTGGGCGCTCGTCATGCCGGACGGCGTGACGCACACGTTCCGCAACGACGCCGCGCTGTGCCGGCGCACGCTGTACCCTGTGATCTCGCAGGATGATCTCACGCAGCGGCACAGCGACCTCCCTGCGCTTCTGGGCTCGGCAGTGTCCTACCAGCCTTACATTGACGAGGCGTTCGCGACGTTGGCGAACCGTCTCATCGCGGCAGGGCGTCGTCCCTACCTCGTGATCCAGCCGAGCGCGCTGCGTGACGTGCTGCTCATGCTCACGCTCCACCTCGTGTTCCTCGACTACTCCACGTCGGCGGGCGACGGTGGGCGGTGGCAGGCGTTGGCCGAGCACTACCGCGTGCAGTACGAGGCGGCGTGGGGGCAGCTCCGCTTCACTTATGACGAGGCCGACGAAAACACGGTGGACCCGTCGAAGAAGAAGAGCGCGAGCTCGCAGATCTGGACCAACGGACGCGGGTACTCTGCCACGGCATGGTGGCGCTGATGGCGTCCCGTACGATCCGCCAACTGCGCGAGGACGTGACGACGCGCCTCCTCACGCTGACCGGCTGGAAGGAGTCGCGAGTGGCGCCCGACAACTTCGGGCGAGACGCTGACTCGCTCGCCCACAAGTGCTTCTCGGTCGCGCCCACCGAGACGACGGACCTCCGGCAGTACCGAGGCCGGCCCGCCGAGGGCACGCTTGTCGAGACTGCGCTCGAGGTGCGGTACTCGTGGCGCCTCGCGCCCAAGAGCATGAGCGACACCTACGACGACGCCCTCGACGGCGAACAGGCGCTGGTGAATAAGCTCATGGCGTACGACGTGACGTGGCCGCTGTCCTACAAGTTCCAGCTGATCACGACGACGCGAACGACGAATGACGCGGGAGAGTGGGTCACGGGCGTGATATCCTTCCGCGTCGTACACACTCTCCCGCTCCAGTGAGGTAGACCATGCCCATTTCGTCCATCGTCAAGAACTTCCGCGACGGCACGATCACGCTCGCCTCTGGCGGTGGATCTCCGATCACGCTGACGGTCCAGTACGAGAACGGCGACTTCTCGCTCACTGGTGCGAATAGCGGCGCTGGATCCTACGAGATCACGAAGTACCTCGATCGCGGGGATCTGGGCAGTCTGCGTCGCACAGTGCGGTCGTTCCCTACCGGGTCATTCTCGGCGCACCTCACGGACCTCAGCGATGCCACCCAGAACACGCTCTGGGACGCTGTGAACCAGACCGGATCCTTCTCTGCTGCCGTGTCCAC